CCGTACATATGTACAGCGTGACTGTCCTCAGCCTGTTTTATTATTGATGATGTGTGCTGAGGTAGTAAAAACTTGTAGGATTCCTCAGTAAGTACCGGATAGAACGCATACTTAGGAAGAGCATACCTAGATAGGTCGTACTGATAAACCACATCAGTGAGTAAAACAGGTCCGTAATTAATTGGGATTCCTTTAGGCTCAAACCAAAGTAACTCATTATGCATACCTGATGATGTAGTCTCATACATATATTGAAGCGCTTCGCTATCTCGTGGCATTTTTAATACAGCATTGTTATAGCGCAAGCCATATTCAACTGTGTTTTCCAATGAGAACACATAGTCGTGCTGGAAATGCCAATCGTCTTTCAGGCACACCATATCCATATCAACCCAGATGTGGTCAGTCTCCATAAGCAACTTGTACCTAAATAGGTCAGAAAATGGTTGCCATATATTGTTCTTACCGAATATATGAGAGGCATCTAATACCTCATTAGCATCTATTACGATAGTTCCTTTGGGCACTGTGATGCTGGTGTCGTAGGTGTATAGCGTGAAGGTATGTTTGTGTTGGAGGAACGATGCGATGGTAAGCCGGCCAATCTGATTTATCTCAGAGCCATACCACATCGATGCTACATCAGCCATTGTAATCCTTTCGTGTAGGGATAAAAATGGGCGGGTGAAGGCTCCCTCAAACCTCCACCCGCCTGTGTCTGCGCATATTGCAGACCCCTCAGATAAAACTAGTCCTCAATGCTCTTGAGGGTCTGGTGAATAAGTGCTACTTGTATGCGTAACACACCAATCTCTGCTAGTGTCTTGATACAGAACTCTTCGAGTTCATCAAGTGCTTTCATTACTTCATCCATTGCTTTTTCTCTTTTCATCTCGTAGTGTGACCTGTAAGAATCGCACTTGTTTTGTTAGTCTGATGTTCTCTTTCCAGAACAGACCCATCACTGTCATTGAACCAAGCAATGCAATGATGATTCCAAGCGTTGTGCCATTATCTAGTACCATTATGCTACCTTTCTGTTAGTTAGTGGGTATGGAGCCGGACTTACATACCCTGAGCCATCACGCCACTCACCAGCCCATACACCATAGAGACCAACAGTCCCATCAGCGTATGTACGGCAAGCAGATAACATAGGGCATTGAGCACACAGGGCTTTTGCCTGTGCGATATTGAGTTTCCAGTCTTTCCGATCTTCAGGGAAGAAAAGGTCGGGGGATACTGTGGCACATAACTGAGTGCCATCAAAGGGATTACACATAGCACTATCCTTTCTTAGATAGGGTCAATCGTGCATCTGTATCTGCTTTAGACCAGATGTGATAGCAGGGATAACAGAGGATGTGTGCCTCATAGGCAATAGCATCATCTATCTGTGTCTTACAATCAAAACACTTCATACTTGCTCCTTTCGGGCTAGCCAAACCCACAAGATGATGAGAGGTGTATTTAGAATTAGTGCGCCTGCGATAATCTGTAGTAGTGCGGTTGTCATTTGTATCTCCTTTCGCGGGATGGGTGTTTGTGTTGAGCAGTTTGTATTCCTCATACTCAGGAGGCGTCCCTGTAATTGCACTACATTTAGGGCAACGGCAGAAAATAGGCGGGGAAACCTATTTGTCACTCACCTTACAAGGCTTACACACATAAGCACCTGTAGATAGAGAGAAGAGGAAGATAGCCTGTGAAGGATAGGAATACTCCTTACAGACAGAACAGCACAGCCTTGCTTGTACAGACATACAGCCTCCAATGTTTGTGTTGAGCACCCTCAGATAGAGAGTGAGAGATACATAGGAATACTTTTATGTGCTCTGCTGCTAGTGCTGTGCACGACCTATGTATCCATCGCTAACTACCTGATAATTCTTTGCAGTAACACTCTATGTAGCCACACTTGGGACAAGTAGGGCATACGCAATGCTTGTATGTATGACCACAGTCACACAGTTCTTTACTCATAGGCACTCCTTTCTTACCTGATAATAGAGCCCACCCCTAGTCCATAGCCTGGTCGCACTCTCAATGATAAGAGTTGTGGGTGGGTAGTAGCCTGAATAGACTCCCAACTCCCAATGATGAGAGTTGAGAGCCTATTCGTTAGCAGGACACCGAAAATGGATACCAAGACTACTCTTGGGCGTGCTAGCAGTTCCATAGCACTGTGCGGCAGACATATGTCACCTAGGTTAATCTAGATTCCCCAGCCCGAGTATGCTCATAGTTACTATGCGCATAGCAAAAGGGCGGGAGTGTTATCCCCCGCCCTCTCACTACGAGCAAAGACTAGGCAACCAAAGCCTTCTCCGCGTTCGCCCGTGTCTCCTCAAGGAGGAGGGTCAATGCGCTGACCTCTGCCTCAAGGAGTTTGATGGCTTCACCAGCAGGCAAGCCTGCCTTGATGAAAGCCTCACGACCCTTGGTGATGGTCGTGATAGATGTGGCGTGTGCCTTGCCATTGGCACGGCGTGTTGCTACTGCCTCTGCTGAGGCTGCATCAACCTTGCCCTTAAGGGTGTTAAGCCCTGCAAGGACATCACCGCCCATTGCGATAACAGCAGCGCACTCCTCAGGCATCTTGTAAAATGTCTGAGTCAAGTCCTCCCACTTGGTAGGCTCTATCTGCAACTTGCCAGACAGATAGCCACCGAATACGCGGGAGGCGTTGATGGCACGCTTGTACTTGCCACCTGTGTAGATGTCAGACAACTCTGCCTTACCACTAAAGAGTTTGATGAACTCTGTGATGGAGTGAGAGGTGTCCTCTGAGTGTGAGATGATTGCCTTAGCAACCGCGAGAGTCAATGTCTTTGACATTTGACGCCTTTCGCTACCGATACAGATAGTATCGGGGGTCTCCCCGTGCCCTAGTGTGCTATGACGCACTACCCCTGAAGGGCTAGGGCTACGGGCTACACGGAGTAGTCTAGGTATCCTTTTGGGGCGATACACTACCAGTAATGCGGGTAGGTTCTCTCCCCTCTCCTTTGTGCTGTACGCGACTATTTTAGTTGTGGCTTTTACCCCCTGCCACCCTTAAATCCCTTTTATCCCAAATGTCCACCAGGTAACGCGAGTGGTTGAGTGTATTTGGAGCTACACAGTGGCCCACCTATGTCCGATTTATCCCCACTTGTGTGACTAGGATCATAGTTGGGGAAATTTTATGCGGGAATCGGGGGAACTATTATCATAGTTAAAAGATTTTGAGCTACAAATAGGGGGGTTGTGAGGTTTTTACCTTTTGTAGGTACAAGACAGTGGCTAAATGTGCTAGAATATTAATTAGAGGAGCTCAAATGAGTCCTCTTTAGCTAATTTAATGTATTTCACTAATTTAGCATAACTAATTTATCGTCTAAGGAGATAAAAAATGGCAAATATGCCTATTGGAAACAATAAAGACCCATTCGCAGACCGTTACACAGGTCAATGGGAACCAAAACCTCATGGTACATATCCTAAAATCACAAAACCAGAGGTAGTTACAATCAATTCGCTCTTTCCTCAGTTTAATCGCTGGGCAATTGGTTTCGATCCAATGTTTGACACCTTCAAGCACATCAGCGCTGAGGTAAAAACTGGCGGGTATCCTCCATACAACATTTACAAAAACAAGGATACATACGTACTAGAACTGGCTGTAGCTGGTTTTGCTAAGGAAGATATCAAGATCAGTGTCAAAGAGCTCCAGTTGACCGTAGAAGGCGAATTAGGGGCACCTCAGGAGGAAGCACTCCATAAGGGAATCGCTACCCGTGACTTCAAGCAAGAGTTCGCTCTAGCTGAGTATATCGTCGTCAAGGGTGCAGAGCTTAAGGATGGATTGCTACGAATCACTTTGGAGCAAGAGCTACCCGAGGAGAAGAAGCCAAAGGTTATTGAAATCAAGTAACTTGTGGTAGAATATTAATTAACGGACCTGTAAGTACCGCAATCTAGTAAAAGCTGGTGAGTTAGCGAAAGTTAACGGATACGCCGTAGCACTCTAAGGCGCACTGGGCTTACAGGTCCTTTATTGATCTTTAGCTCAGCGGCAGAGCCCTCGACTGTTAATCGAGTTGTCCCTGGTTCGAATCCAGGAAGATCAGCGCTGTACACACACCAAAAGATGCCCGCCGAAAGTTTGGAAATTATGGAACAAGAAGGACTGATGTTGAATGTGCTCTGCTTCAATTGTGGAGTTATGTTCAAAGTAGAAGTAGGAACTAAGAACCCGACTGCTAGATGCAAGGAGTGCCAAGACTAATGCCAAAGTATGATTTTAAATGTGACAAGTGTGGAATCACTGTAGAGTTTGAACGCTCTTTCCATGAGGATACCCTGCCTATGTGTTCTGGGTGTAGCACAAATATGTCCCGCGTCTGGTCAGCCACACCCGCTCACTTTAAAGGTGGCGGTTGGGCCGGTAAGGAGTAGCATACTCTTATGGCAAGAGCACATAGATTTTTCTCAGATACACCTGAGTACAAAGCAGCAATGACTGCTGCCTATAAGTCTAAGTATGGAATAGATCCTCCTCCAGGTTACTTTGGTGGACGTAACGACGGAATGAACCAACTTGTTGGGAACACCTCTATTGTGGATCCTCAATTTGGTGTTGGCTATGAAGTAGTCGATCCAGCCCCATCAAGGAACAGTGGGCGTTCTAGAGCTCAAAAGCTAGGTTACAACAAAGAGCAAGAGTATTTAGTAATCCTAATGCGTGATGATACAGTTGTAGGTTACCCTGGGGTATCTCAGGGCGAATGGGATCAACTAGGAAACTACGGCTCTACAACTGACTATATTGACAACGTGCTAGCTAGGTATACAGGTGGTATGTGGGATACTGTTACAGGAACCCCTCCGCAAAGTAACGAGCAGAGCTTTGGGCAAGGCACCATAGATTAGTCTGCTATCCTATAGCTATACCAAGAGAGGGTGATCATGACTACGCTTGCTGCTATACAGGGTGATGGCTGGACCGTAATCGGGTGCGATAGTCGTGCATCTGATGAAGATGGTCGCTACATGGATTTAGCAACACCAAAAATTATTAATAACAACGGTGTACTGATAGCTGTCTCTGGTGCATCTCGTGGTGGAAATATTACACAGTTTGGTTGGAAACCACCAAAGCCACGTGCTACAGATAACTTAGATACGTTTATGACTAAAACTTTTATTCCTTCAATGCGTAAAGCATTTCAAGATGCCGGCTTTGAAGGTAAGGAAGATGGAGACGCAGCATTTCACGACTCTAACCTTCTAGTTTCGGTTCGTGGTGTTATCTACCCGATCTTTAATGACTACTCTTGGGATAGAGAAGCCCGCCGCGTTTATTACGCAGGTAGCGGTGGAGATATTGCTTTGGGCGCTTTAGAGGCTCTTAACTATGAAAAAGCAACTACTCCCGAGGCCGCAGAAAAAATTCTGCGAAAAGCTATAGAGGCTGCTATCAAACACGATATATATTCAGGTGGTAAGATCATTACACAGGTACAAGAGGCTTAATTTCTGTCATTATTGGTCAGTCCAATCCCGGACACTCACATTGATCAAGTGAAGGAATACAAATGTCAAGTTATAACGCACCACTCCCAGTGGGTGACCCACAAGCTACTGGCGCAGCCGCCGTTGCTATTGCGGCACAACCAGCTGGAGTTAACAACAACGGTAACGCTACCGACTCAGCAGGAAATTTACGCGTAGATTTCGTATGGGGATCACGCCCAGCTCTACCAAATGATGAACGTGCTGATGGAACACCAACAGCAACTGTAGCTTATGGAGCTACAGGTAATGCACAGTGGACAACCACAACTACAGTACCTAGTGCACGCCTAAACGCAGCACTTGGAAACCACTCAGATGTAGAAGCAGAGTGGGCAGGTTTCCCAGGATACATCGAAGCAGCAGGTAACTATATGATTACCGCAGTTTCAGGTAACGGCACAACAGTTTCATACACATCACAAAACCAACTTGCAGCAGGAGACGTTGTAAACATTACAGGTCTTACAGCTTCAGCTTACAACCTATCAGCAGCAACAGTTGCTACAGCTAACAAGCTTGGCTTCACAGTAACTAACGCAGCTAACGCTGGTGAAATTACAGGACAGTGGTACGGTAAGGTAGAAAAGACAACAGCTCGTTCAGCAGCTGATGGCGCAGGAATCCCTTACATCGTAGTACCTTCAGTAATCGGTGAAACAACAGCTCTAGCTCTTGATGAGCTTAAGGATGCTGGTTACGAAGCAGCTAACATTACAACTGCAACAGCAGCTACAAACGCAGCTTCAACAATCACAGCAGTATCACGTACAGGTACAACAGCAACAATCACCTCAACAGGTGCTGGTGCAAAGTACCCAGTTGGAACAAAGATTACAGTTGCAAGCCTTGTATCACCAAATACAGATCTCAACGGTACATTCACAGTTACAGCAGTTGCTACAAACTCTGTTTCTTACACAACAACAACTTCAGGAGCTCTATCAACAGGATCACTTTCTGTTGCTGGTCTCACAGGCGTTGCTGGAACAATCAAGACTCAGTCAGTTGCAGCTGGAACAGGTTCAGTCCTTTCAACAGCTACAATCACAATTACACCGTTTGCAACAGCTTCATAAGGTTAAGGCAAATAAAAGAGCCGGGAGTTCACGCTCCCGGCTTTTTGCTTTAGTGAGAGAATAGTCCTATGACTCAGGTAATAGAGGCTTCAAAGCAGGTGGAAGAAGGACGAGTTCAGTGTGACCAGTGCTCGGCTAGGGCAATGTGCGGGGTAGAGCTGCCGTATGGGTACCTATCTTTCTGCCAACATCACTATAATAAGAACGCCCAAGCGCTTACAAACCAGGGTGGAGTTGCTAGAATTCTGGACATATACGATAAAGAAACGGATTCCGTATGAGAAATTTAAATCAGAACGTTACTCAAGCAGGTTCAGGCAGTGGGTTTAATCCACTAGGCATGGTGCTGCGAGGTTGGCAGCGCAAAAAGGAAATCGACTATCGTTTTGGAAAAGAAGGCGAGTTAATGCTGCAGCAGCACGAGCTTGGTAAAGAACGCGATACTCACAGAGCTATGACAAACGTAATAGCAGATGGTTCATCTAAAGCTATAAGCAACTATTTTGATACTACTCTTGAAAACACTAAAAGCGGAAACAAGATTAAGCAAACAAAAGAATCTGGTCGTCAAGAGCGTCTTACTCGCACACATGGCGGTAACCGTGATTATAAAGATTCTGAAAGATTAACTAGGGGGCTTTACGAAAATTCTTTAGACCCTTCTAAGGGAGTTTCTCCACTAACATCTAAGAACCTTCAAAAGATTGGTCCTTTGCTTGGAGGCAACCCACTATTAGGTGTTAGCGGGGGTAATGCAGGTACTAAGACAGAAACTCCTGCTGCTGATGGCGGTAAAAAACGAGGACGCAAAACTAAGGTTGCACCTATTGCACCGCAGGTAGGAACAGATGCTACACCTGATAAAGGAGGGTGGCAACAACCAGAGTTACCTTTTGGTGATAATCCAACTGGACCAAGCACTGGTTCACCAGAAGTTACTGCACCAAAAATTAAAAAAGCTAGGGCCCCTAGAGCTAAAAAAACAGGAACAGATGGTGGACTATAATGGCTGAGCGTGGTAAGAAAGTAAATAAGAACAATCCTGCTAATCGTGCTGCTCGCAGAGATTCAAAAAAATCTGCTAAAGCAACTAAGATAGAAAAAATTGTTAAAGCAACAGAGGGTATTGCTCCACGTAAAGACAATACTGTTCCAGCTGAAGCTATTAAGCCAGGTGTTGATTATGTAAGTCAAGTTGAGCAAGATACTCAACCTTACACATTAAATACAGCTGAAGATCTTGGTAAGAGTGGGCAAGCAAGAACTGCCCGAGGAATTAAGAACTCTATCGCAAGACTTGATGAAAAAGATATTGAAGAAGCTCGTCGTGAGAAGACACCTTCAGAACAAGCAGCAGTAGATGCAGCCGCAACAGGTGTTACTCCAGAAGAGCTTATAGCAATTCGTGCTGGTAACGCAAGCTTTGTTGATCAAAAACCAGAACAAGAATCTAAATTTGAACCAGTTAACGTACCAGTTGCTGACATGGATCAACCTAAGGGCAGTTGGTCACCAAGCACAAGTACTGGAATCTTTACTCCTGCTCCAACAGGAGCGGTTCGTGGTAACCGTGCTCAACCTGCATCACCTGCAGTTCAAGAAAATACTGAAGGACGTCTTGCTTCAGGCAGAGGTTTGCCAGGTATGCAAGAAGGCACACCTTCAGAAATCATTAACCACCCTGTACACGGAGAGATGGAAGTACCTGCAGATATTGCACGTGCACATCGCCTCTATGATTTAGATTGGCAAAAGAACTCAGGTAGGGCTAATCGTCTTGCAGGACTACAAGGTTCTGAAGATTACGCATCTCCTTTTGCTCACAAAGGCGGTCACTACGAACGCCTAGGTCGTTTACAGGCCGCAGGAGAAAACCCAGATGATATTTCTACCTATGCTCGTAAAATGAAGATGACTGAGTATGATGTTGTAGAAAGTCGTCACGCTCTTTTGCAAGATAAAAAAGATTCAGCTACACCTGTCAACTACGGCATGCAACATCTGCATGAAAACGATACTTTTACACATCCTGAAACAGGAGCAACTCATCCTATTAGTGAGTGGTCTACTGTTCACAACATGCCTATAACAGGCGAGGGGTTACCAGACCTTACTGCAACGAAGGGAACCAACACATCTGTTTATAAAGATAGTCGTGGTAACCTGCAAACTACTGTTCCTACACATATTGGTTGGTGGAAAACCCCAACTGATGGAAATTCAGGACGTGAAAATTTAGCTCAACGACCAGGTAATTGGAGCTATCGATCTAGCGTTCTACCTTTAGACGCTAACCCACAAACTGCTCCTATGCCTGCTTATGACTATACTCTTCAACAGACACGTGAAGCTATTCCTATGGGATCTAAGCAGAGTCGTGCACAAATTGCAGAGGCTGCTCGAGCTATGGCACAGATTGCAGCTGCAAGCGGTGTTTCTACAGAAGGTAGAATAAGTAATACTCAAGTAACTGATCCAACTACAGGACGTGCCCTTGATGAGCCTAAAAAAGTACCTACAGAACCACAAGATACTTTCAAGACTACCGACACACCTGCAGAAGACACAACAGTCTACAAGCGTAGTGGGCGCGGTAAAAATGTACTTAAAGATGTTAGCCATCTTGTTTCTCAGCAGCTGGCCGCTACAGTTGGTAGCGGACCAGTAAGTGGTGTCGGAGAAGCTGCAAGAGATGTTAGATTTGGTGCGGCTCCTCGTACTCCTGGACAACGCGTAGACCCAGCATATTTGGGTAGAGCTGATGAGGATGTAGCAATTCCTACAGAAATGGCTACTTTACAATCTACAGCTACAGATGGCGCATCAGCATTTCAACCTGGAAAGAAAGTAGTTGCTGGCACAGCGGCAGAAAATACAGCTCTTAGCGAAAAACTTCGTGATCAAGATGAAAACACCGGTTCAGCTGGTGGACGTGGATTTGGTTCAGTTGATAATACTAAGCCTACAGAAATGCCATCATATCGTGTAGATCATGTAGGCAACCCTATCCCTAACCCACCTACAGTGGGTGTTAAGGGTGCTAAGCGTTTATTTGTTAGAAGTCGTACCGCTACAGGTAATATGATGCCAAAGCCTCTTCAAAAGTTCTTTGAGCCAGTTAATGCTCCAGCAGATGGTGCAGAAGGTCCACAACCAACTACAGGATCTCAAGCAAGACCTGCACGCAGAAACAAAAGAACTAATGCGATTATTACGGAAGAATTGCCTTTAATTCCCGGTCGTACAGCATATGCTACTCCGTTTAGTCCAACACAGGCTCCTTTGACAGAGCGCCAAGAGTGGATTCAATCAGCTATGCCTACAGGTGAAGCTCCTACTCTAAGCAAGCCAACAATGACATCTACTGAAGCTAGCAAGTACAGCCGCATCAATTTAGAAAAGAAGCCTAGTACTGTTGTTCAACCTATGCTTGATTTTGGTCAACCAGAGCGTGAAGAAGAAAACGCACGTGCTGAGGCTTCTGCTGCTAATTTTGGCGTAGATGCTACTACCGGTAAGAAGTTTAAGCGTAGCGGACAACAATGGGGATTCTTAGATCAACGTTGGATTGGAAACATTGGCAGTACTAACACAGATCTAGCAGACAGCGTTTCACAGGATAATCGCGCTAAAGGTAGCGAACATCCTCGTGCAGTAGTTCCTGCTCCAGGTGGTCTTCCTAAGGCAGGACCTAGATCTCCTAAGTCTGCACCAATTGATACTGATGGTGCCGGTCCTGCTGCCATACGTATTCTAGGCGATATGGCTGGAAGCCAGCAAATCATGGAAGCAGCAGCAAAAGCCCGCGAGTTTAACGCTGGGAAATAAAAAATGTCTATTAACGAGACGTTTTATTCTGTGGTTGCGGAGTGCTTAGTAGAAGGGCGCTTGCCTAAAAACTTGCGCCTAAACGCACATGAGTACGCTGATTTTGCACACGGTCTAGAACCTGATCAAGGTGGAGACCATGCAATTACTAATCAGCGACATGGGCGATCTTCAGGGAGCAACAACTAATGGGGCGCAGAAAATCAAAACCTCGTACACCAGCAACAGGGTTGCAAAAGCTTGTTTCTGAGTCCCCTTTTGTATGGGATCAGTATCGCCTAGGGCATACCTGGGATTGTACAACCTGCGGAGAAAAGATATTTAACTCCAATAACAGTGGGCGTGTAGGGCTTTCTCAGTTTTCTATGGAAAACAATACCCGTGGAATTAGTCACAAAGCTCAGCTACACTTAGCTAATGGGTGTGCAGCAGATGATAAGAAGCTGCCTGAACGTAAAGATTTGGATAACTGATGAGTACAACATATTGCAAGAACTGCAACCATGAAATGGATATGACAGTGTGTGTATCTAACTTGTGCCGTTGCGTTTGCACAACGAATGGGGAAGCATAATGGCTAAAACAGCTGCGTGGCAACGTAAAGAAGGGCAGAACCCTAACGGCGGACTTAACGCCAAAGGAAGAGCTTCTGCTAAAAAAGAAGGACATAATCTTAAGCCACCTGTAAAAAAGGAAGAGGCTGCTAAGTCTGAGAAGTCTGCTGCACGTCGTAAGTCTTACTGTGCACGTTCTGCTGGACAAGCAAAGAAGTTTCCTAAGGCAGCTAAAGATCCAGATAGTCGTTTAAATAAAGCAAGAAGGGCATGGGACTGCTAATGGCTACAAAGGGTCCGTGCTGGGATGGTTATGTACAGGTTGGTATGAAGATGAAGGGCGGCAAAAAAGTCCCTAACTGTGTACCAGAAGGTTCAGGCAAAGATAAAGTTAAGAAGCCAGTTAAGAAAGCTAAAAAGTAATGGCGACTAAGAAAAAAGAAGTAGCTGGCGGCAAAGAGTACAAAGGCTCTGCTGCTAATGGCGGACGTAAAATTATTGTTGAACACTATAAAGATAAGTCAGGTAAGTGGCACACTACCTCTAAGAATGCCGCTAAAGCTAAGTATGAGAAGAAGCATGGCAAGCTACCTAAGGGTACAGACGTTGATCATAAGGATAACAACCACGACAACGATTCTGCTAGTAACCTTAGACCATTAAAGCATGGCAAGAATACTGCCAAAGAGAACAAGCGTAGAGCTGGAAAGAAGTAGACATGGGACAATTTGATAGCCTAAGCGCAGGATTACCACCACTAGGTCGGATAGGTTTAAGTGATAGCGACCGAGGAGTAGGCTTGCCTGAGCGTACAAAACCAATGTACGTTGAAACCAAGAAAAAAAATAAACCTAAGGCTGCAGCTGCCGGTGGTTCTCCACCCCCAAAGAACCCACCAAAAAATCCACCAAAAGGCCCTAAAGATAAAGATAATAATAAGAACCCTAAAAAGAACGGATATTTAGATAAAGGTAAGAAGTAATAAAAAAGGCCCCAGTTACGGGGCCTTTTCTATTTACTTAGGAAAGTCTTTTAGCCACACCGTTACCGCTGTTTCAGAAGCTGTTCCATCGTATGCGTCTGGACCTAATCCCCAGGACCCAAAGTTTTCTCCACGACTAGTCATGTAGAAAGCGGCTTGGGCGTTGGTTACTGGGTCAAAGAGTTCAGCATTAGATTTAATACCAAATTTTTCTCTTCGGTCTTCCCCAAGGCTACCCAGCATGTTGATCTGGAATAGCCCATAAGAGTTATCTCCGGTTGAGGACGTTTTATTGTGGGAACCTGAGTTGCCCCTAGACTCTCGCATAACTACTGCCCAAGCTAGCTTTAGGGAATATCCCTTGAAGCCAACTAGTTCAAGCATGTCTGCAAGGTCCGTAGGACTAAACTTAGTCATTTCCCGATACTTATCTAGAGGATCAACTACCTCCGGGGCAGTGATCACAGTGGGCGTATCAACCCGATTGTAGACCGCGTAGGCCTGGTTTGTTGTAACTATGAGTAGCATTGCTGCCATCAAAGTAACCTTTATTTTTACAATAGTTTCTTCATTAATAATCACACTATCTCCTAGGCTAGAAGGCCAACCCGAATCTTTTATCTACTGTCACCAGATAAAAAATAGCTCAGCGTCTGTCTGCCAAGCTAGTTGCAACCCTTTTGTTACGTAGTTAGTGTTGGGGGTTTTACTCCCCTATTCAATATTCTACCAGTAAATACAGGCACCTAGCAACATAGAGTCTGGTATGATGTGTACTTATCTTATTAAAATATGCATAAAGGAGCTAAAAATGGCAAAATGTGTAAACTGTGAGCGAGATGGCGGATATTTAGTAGAGAATCCTGGCGCAATGCCTCAGGTGTACTGTGATAAAGATCTCCCTTCTTTCTTTAATAAATCTAACCTACCTGCTCATATTACGGAGATTCCTTTAAATCATCTTCACGACACTGATGATGAAGAGATGAAGCACAAGGCGCTGCCTAAAAAGCACCGTACTAAGAACATCACTCTGGGAGAAGAAGACTTAGCTAAAGCAGCAAAATTAGCTGAACAAAATAAAAAGGCAAACCCTGGGCTAGAAGCCGCAATTGCTGAAACGGCTGAGTGGCTTTAATGCGCATTGAGAGGGTAATAACAAAGCAAGGACATCCAGTACCAAAAACTGCTGGATATGCAAAAGGTCCGTTTCCAGCGGAGATTTACATGCCTACTGAAATAATCGTTGATTACATACCTTTAGATCAGGACACTCCTGTAGGTGCCACCGCTCAGAATAATTTTGTAGAGCCTCGTCAATTTAGGTGTAAAATATGTACTGAGATTATGTTTGAGCACAAAACGGCGGACCACATATGCGAGGGTATTGTTAATGGCGAAAACTCATGATGTAGGTAACTTTTATTGGCATACTATGGTGTATCCAGTAAAACCACCTGTTATACTCGATAAAGCAGAGACTCAAGAAATAGACGGAAAATATAGAGGCGGACATGGTTGGGCAATACGACTTCCATTTACAAGACTATCAATTGTTGTAGGAAAGTGGACAGCCACTTTTAGTGAAAGCATGGCTTTAACAAGAGCTATCAATGGACGAGCTATAGAAGAGAACTCGTTTGATTGGGATACAGTAAGATACGGGGCAGAATATGAAGATCTTTAAAAGTAAAAAAGTTCGTGAGCTAACAAAAATTGAACGAAGAGTAAGTAGTTTATCTAACTCCGAGCTTCTCGGTTGGACAGATCAAATTATGTTCACACTAGGTCGAAACTTATCGGCTTGGGCTAAGAGTGGAAACGAATACACCCTAGAAGAAGCCCGTGTTGGAGCTGAAGCGCTTCACGCTATTCTGGAGACTTTAAGTAAGAGAGTGGTTAAGTGAGCGATTTAGATGAAGATCTAGAAGAATTTGATGCCGAAGACGATATTGATGCTGAAGAGATAGGTTTAGACGAGCCTGAAGAAGAGCTGTCCGAACTATCAAAAGAATTTGTAAAAGTACTTGTAGATAAAATTATGCAGTTTATGGAGCTGTTGGTTGGACATGAGCTTCATAACTATCAGAAGCCTCTTGCACGTCGTGTTATTGAGTCAGTAATTATTAATGATGGAGAAGAAGTTACAGCTCTTGCTTCTCGTCAGTCAGGTAAGTCTGAAACTATTGCTAACACGGTGGCAACTCTTATGGTTATTCTTCCACGTCTAGCTATAATGTACCCAGATTTGCTAGGTAAATTTGGTGATGGTATCTGGGTGGGAATGTTTGCCCCCGTACAAAACCAGGTAGAAACCCTATACGGGCGTACAGTATCACGACTTACTAGTGAGCGTGCTATGGAGGTCTTTGGAGATCCTGAGATAGACGATATTCCAACAAAAACTCCCGGAGTAACTAAGAATATTAAGCTTAAGAAGTCTGGCTCTACTCTTATGATGATGACAGCTAACCCACGAGCTAAGATTGAATCTAAGTCTTTCCATTTAATTATCATTGATGAGTGTCAAGAAGCAGACGACTTTGTAGTATCAAAGTCTATTGCTCCTATGGGTGCGTACTATAACGCTACTATTGTTAAAACAGGCACACCTACTACACACAAGAACAACTTTTATCGAGCTATTCAATTAAATAAGCGTCGACAGATGAGTGCACGAGCTAAGCAAAATCATTTTCAGTGGGACTGGAGAGATGTGGCAAAAGTGCAAACCAACTACGAGAAGTTTATTAGAAAAGAAATGCTACGTATTGGAGAGGACTCAGACGAGTTCCAGCTCTCATATAACTGTAAGTGGTTGCTAGAACGCGGTATGTTCATTACATCCTCAATTATGGATGACCTTGGTGATACCTCACAAGAACTTGTTAAGAGCCATTTCAGATCGCCTGTTGTTGTAGGAATTGACCCGGCTCGTAAGATGGACTCAACAGTTGTAACTGTTGTGTGGGTTGACTGGGATAGGCCGGATGAGTTTGGCTATTACGATCATAGAGTTCTAAACTGGTTAGAGATTCAAGGCGATGACTGGGAAGAGCAGTATTTTCAGATCCAACAATTTTTATCTAACTACGACGTGCTAGCTATTGGTGTAGACGCTAACGGTGTCGGAGATGCTGTTGCACAGCGACTAAAGATCCTTATGCCAAGAGCTGAAGTTATATCTGTTACTTCTAGCCCATCTGAACAATCTAGACGATGGAAGCACCTTCAAGCATTAATCCAACGTCAAATGGTTTCCTGGCCCGCACATGCTAAGACAAGGCGCCTACGAATTTGGAAGAAGTTCTATCAGCAGATGACTGATGCCGAGGTTCAGTACAAAGGCCCTAACTTTCTAGTGGCTGCTCCTGATGAGGCGCACGCACACGACGATTTTGTGGATTCTTTAGCTTTAGCTTGTTCTTTGACCCAAGAAATGGTTATGCCTACTATTGAAGTAAGCGCCAGCCCTTTCTTTTAATTATTGTATTTAAGGTGACAAAACGCCCTACAGGCGACAGAATTAAGCCTGAGGACCTCAATCCCAACCCTATAGGAGAATAAACAATGGCAATGGAAAATATTGCACCAACACCTCAGTTCCCTGAGCGTGAAGGCTCATCTTATGAGCGCAAGTTCAGCCCAGCAACAGCTGGTCTTCGTGGACCACTTCGTTTCGAAGAAGGTATCGCAACAGATACAGACGTTCCAAATGATTTCCAAGTTGGTTTAGATCAGGGTTACGACACACCAAACGGTCGTCCTAACCACAACCTAAACGTAATGGAAAAGTACGCAGAAGAAACAATGAAGCAACGTGCTCACGTTGGTTCTGCTTCATGGGTAGAAGCACCAACATACCTTGGCGAATTCGCACAGGGTAACTTTGGTGATCACTCTCAGATTGTTATCGAAGAAGTTGTGCGCTCAGGTGGCCGTTATGGTCGCATGAACCCTGCTTCAGTCAACGACTAATTACTGTATACTAATGTTGTCCCCGGCCGCAAGGCCGGGGATAATACAGGGGAGAACCATGGCTAATGTTGATAAGTATCTTTTGCAACACGAAGCGATTGTAAATCAAGCTAAAGCATTAAAGGGTTCAAACAAAAGAGGAAAAGGAACATCACCGGAAGCTAATAAATATATTAGTCAACAGTGGGCTCTTGTTGGCGGTAACGCACCACAAAATTTAAGAGAAGCTGATCCAAAAGATGTTGATTGGAAAAAAGTAAAAGAAGATCGACAAAAAGAAAAAGTAGCACGCAAAAAGCGTGAGACGAAGAAAAAAGGATTCGTAGTTTGAGGGCAAACATGATAGGAAATAATTAATGGCCGGTGGTATTGATTTCAGTCCTCCGTCGTATAGAGCGGCGTCGAGTGATTTAACTATCTCAATTTCTCCACTAGGTCTTGTAGAACTAGCTGATGAAGAGTTTGAAGTACACGGTCCACGCTTAAACCGTTACTCACTTAACTGGGCAATGTATCTAGGCCATCACTGGTCTTATCGCCGTGAAATTGGCGAATCACAGATGGTGTATAACTATTACCGCGCATTTACAGATTTTGTTATTAACTTTACATTTAGTCGCGGAGTTCAATTCCGTAGCCCAGTAGCAACTGAGGCGATCATCCCAGATATTCTAAAGAGAGTTTGGGAAATCGATAACGATAAAAAAGGCGTACTTTGGGAAATTGGTCAGCAAGGCGGAGTATCTGGTGACTCATTTGTTAAAGTAGCTTACGAAGAAGCATACGCTGACTCTATCGGTCAGGTTCACCCTGGACGAGTTAGAATCCTTCCACTTAACGCCTCATTCTGCTTCCCAGAATTCCACCCACATGATCGTTCCCGTCTAATTCGTTTTAAACTTAAGTATCGCTTTTGGGGTACTTCTGTTGAGGGAACACGCCAGGTATATACTTACACCGAAATCTTGACTGATGATCGCATTGAAGAATACATTAACGACGAGCTTATTGACTCTCGTCCAAATCCAATTGGCGTTGTTCCAGTCATTCATATTCCTAACGTACGCGTCTCTGGATCCCCATGGGGACTAGCTGATTGCCACGACGTTATTACGTTAAACCGTGCCTACAATGAAACAGCAACAGATATTGCTGACATCATTAACTACCACGCTGCGCCAGTTACTGTTATTACAGGAGCTAAAGCATCTAGCCTTGAGAAGGGCCCTAAGAAGGTCTGGGGCGGTCTTCCTAAGGACGCCCAGGTATTTAACCTAGAAGGCGGTGGACAGGGCTTACAGGGCGCTATGGAGTACCTAAAGGTACTTAAGACAGCCATGCATGAGATGATCGGTGTTCCTGAAACAGCACTTGGTCAAGTACAACCTATCTCTAATACATCTGGTGTTGCTCTAGCCATTCAGTACCAACCTCTGATGAATCGCTACCAACAGAAGCTTGTTCAGTATGGAGAGGGCCTAGAGCGTATTAATGAGCTGGTGTTAAGAACTCTTGCATTTAAAGAGCCAGAGATGTTTATTTATAACCCACAGTTTAACGGGCCAATTAAGCCAAATCAAATGCCTCAGTTAGACTTAGCTAGCCCACTAACATACAAGACCATGGTCCATTTCCCACAACCTTTGCCTCTAGATAAGCTGATTGTTTTGAATGAGATTCAGATGAAGATGCAGCTTAACCTAGAAAGCCGCGAAGGTGCTTTGCGACAGCTTGGTGAGGAATTCCCAACAGAGAAGCTAGAAGAAATTCGTGCAGAGCTTATTCAAGATGCTAAGGCTGATGGAGCTGTTGCTTTAATTAAGCAGCAAATTAACTCAGCAATTACATCGTTAACAGGCATGATGCCAGATGGTACACTTCCTCCAGGGGCTGCTCCAGGCGATGGAACGGGTCCAGGACCTCTTGGACAACCAGGAGTAGTAACTCCATTTGAAGAACAAACTTTGGCGCAGATGCAAACTGACCTTGTTACAGATGCCTACGGAACTAAGATTCCGCAGTGGCGTTCAAGTGATGAGTCCGGTGGAGCAGATCCGTTCAAAGGCTCAACTTCTTAACTTTTAGGCTGTAAATACTATAAATATTTGACAGACTATATACCAAACTAAACCTCAGGTCATCGTGGCACTTATTCGGACAACGACCTCTTAAACCTAAAGGAACAATTATGTCAGAACAAGCATCTCCAGTTGTAACTGATGCAGTGGCTCAAGAAGCTTTCCACATGGAAGCTAAAGGAACCCCGGCCCCTACAACAAATGAAGCAGTGGCTTCTTCACAGTTCGTAGAACAGAAGAGCTACACAGAAGATGATTTAAAGCGTGTACGTGAGCAGGAAAAAGGAAAGCTCTACGACACTATTGAATCTCTTAAGGGAGAAGTAAACCTTCTTGCTAAAGATCGTGAAGAACGTTTAGCTGAGTCAGATCGCCTCCGCAAAGAAGCAGAGGAAGAAGCCCGTAAGAAGGCTGAGTCTGAAATGGATACACGTGAGCTTCTATCACTCAAAGAAAAAGAGTGGCAAGAGCAGCTTGAAGAAGTACGTAAAGAAAACGCACGCAATCTCGCGTTAGTAGAGCGTGAACGTCAGTATGCAGCTCTTACAGAGTATCGTACACGTCGCGTTCAGGAAGAACAGGATAATATTATCCCTGAGCTTGTAGATCTAATCTCAGGAAATACTCCTGAAGAGATTGAACAAAGTATTACTGGACTTAGAGACCGATCCTCTAAGATCCTAGATTCAGCATCACAGGCTATGCAGAGTGCACGTCGTGAAATGACAGGTACTCGTCCAACATTGCCTCCAACCATGGAAAATAATTCGGACCAACAACAGTTCTCAGCGGAACAAATTGCCGCTATGTCGGTTACTGAATACGCAAAGGTTCGTGATCGTCTCGGAATGGGACGTGGCACGGACAAAGGAATCTTTGGTTAAAAACTAAATAGCAATTACACCCCCTCAAACATATATGAACAAGGAGTAACACCGACATGGCATCAGCCGTAACAGGTACCGGCAATCTAGCCGCAGCACCTACAGCATACTCTGGCTCTAACAGCCAGCTAACACAAGCAATTCAGACAATCTGGTCAAAGGAAATCCTTTTCCAGTCAATGCCAATTCTACGCTTCGAGCAGTTCGCTGTTAAGAAGACAGAACTAGGAGTTGCACCTGGTCTCCAGATCAACTTCATGCGTTATAACAACCTCGGATCAGCATCTTCACTAGTTGAAGGTGTCCGTATGTCAACAAACGCACTAACAGCACAGCAGTTCTCAATCACAGTAGCAGAGCACGGCTTTGCAATTGCTGTATCAGAGCTACTACTTAACGCATCATTCGATGACGTTATGGCATCAGCTTCACGTCTTCTAGGACGTAACATGGCCCTATACCTTGATGGTCAGGCTCGTGACACACTAATGGCCGCTTCATCTGTAATCTACGGTGAAGATCGCTCAGGTCTATACTCAACATCTTCAAACGCTGCTGGTAACAACCTTTACGCATACGGTACAAACGGTACATCACGTGCTTCAATGACAGGTAACTTCAACCTTTCAACACGTACTGTTAAGGACGCAGTTGAGACACTTGCAACACGTAACATTCCTCGCCTTGGTGAGACTTACGTTGCGTTCGTTCACCCACACCAGAGCCGTAAGCTTCGTGACAACTCAGAGTTCATCGAAGTAACAAAGTACGCAGCTCCAGGTAACTTCATGCTAGGTGAAATTGGTCGTCTATACGACACAGTATTCATCGAAACAACTCAGATCGACAAGGTAACAAACGGTGCAGGTACTAACTACACCACTGATACTGCAGTTGCTCCAGAGTCAATCGTCTACCCAACTGGTGGTGGATACACAACTCCTGTTCGCAAGACAGGTAACGGTAACGCAGACCGCTACTCAGCTATCTTCATTGGAGATAACGCATTCGGTCACGCAATCTCTCTTCCAGTAGAACTCCGCGATGGCGGTATTCTAGACTTCGGTCGTGAGCACGCACTTGCTTGGTACGCAATCTACGGTCTAGGTCTGATCACAGATCAGTCTGTAGTTATCGCAGAAACCAACTAATTCAACACAGTAGCCTGGGGGGGCGCAAGCTCCCCCAGCTACTTTCAAACTAAACTACAAGGAGAACACAAATCGTGTCAAAAGCAAAAGTATCAGATGTCACAGGACGTCAAAGAGAAGAACAACTTAAGGCAGTGGCTGAGCAGCAAGCTGCGCGGGCAAATGAAATTTCAATGGCAACAAGAGTGCAAGAATATAAAGATGAGGTAGAAGTTACAGACCTCACAGAAAACCCAGGAAACCCAACTATCATTGACGAAGTTGAAAGCGTAGGGGTTTCTCTAGCAGATGACCAGGTTGTTATCCGTGTTGCGGAAACACTAGAGATGATGGCATTTGGCGCAGGTAATTACTATTCATTCCAAGCTGGTAAGAAGTACAAGGTTTCTAAAGATCTTGCTCGCCACCTTGAAGAAAAAGGTTACTTGTCAAATAGATTGTAAGAGGACCTAGTTTTCCTCTAAAGACCGCTCAACTCCGACAACCGCCCTCCTGTCGGAGTTGAGCCTTTTAACCTGACTAATTACGTATTCTATTAGATGATTAGCACATTACCTATATGGAGGATAAATGACTGCCTCAGTACAACAGCTCTCAGAAAGACTAAGAGCAGAAATTGGCGACACAGCCAGAGCGTTTACTGACTCCTTTACTGGTGATGGAACAACTGTACGTTTTCAGCTTACAACTTACCCTGTTCAGGGATACACACTTGTTATCAAAGTAAACGGTGTGGACAAGTCCTCCTTTGTAACCGTAGAAGAAGGCACAGGAGTAATTACCTTTGCTTCTACCCAGGTTCCCGCTAACGCATCTATTATCAGCGTAGTCGGACAGTCTTACAGATATTTTACAGATTCAGAGATCTCATACTATATCAACACAGCATTTTTTCAACACGCAGCTCACACTACAGATCCTAACGGTTCACGAGTAAGTCAAGTAGCTCTGCTTCCAACTATTGACGAATATCCTTTAGTTCTTTTGGCTTCAACTATGGCCCTTTATACCCTAGCTACAGACTCAGCTTTTGATATTGATATTATCTCACCTGACGGTGTTTCTATCCCACGTTCAGAGCGTTTCCGTCAAGTCAATGAGATGGTAGAGATTCGTAAGAATCAATACAAAGAGCTTTGTACTATGCTGGGTGTTGGTATGTATCGTATTGAGGTTGCAAGCCTACGTCGCATTAGCCGTCGTACAAACAAGTACGTACCAATCTATCGTCCACAAGAAATCGACGACTGGTCTTTGCCAGACAGAGTTACCTTACCTATGCCGGACTACGGAGACATTACTCCCCCTACTCCAGTTCTTACACGAGACATCTCGATGTACTCTGGGGACGACTTCACTATGAGGTATCAGTTTGGATTTGACCTTACTACCTTTACTCCTAAGGGACAGATTCGTCTGTATACTCAAGGAGACTTCGCACAGGTTGGTCCAGTTCTGCTTGCAGACTTTACTATTACAAAGTACTCTGTAAACAACAACAGCGTTTTAGACGGCCTAGTAATTTCTCTTCCTGCAACAACTACAGAGGATCTACCAAAGACATGCTATTATGATATTCAAATGACTGGTGCTGATGGCAAAGTTAAAACGTATGCCACAGGAAAGGTCTTTACTCAGAAGCAGGTGACAATTTGACCCCGATTTGGCAACCAAACCCAGCCTATGGAGTAGAGATTCCCGATATCACTACTATCATAGAATCTCCTGATATTGTTCTTTCAGATCCAAGTACAGAGCTTCCACAGCTGGGGTACGTCTATACTCAGAATACACCTTCTGCTACATGGACCATTTCTCATAATTTGGCCTTTCACCCTAATGTTACTGTAGTAGACTCTGGGGGTAGTGTTGTTGAAGGAGAGATTTCTTACCCAAACCCTGCTACAGTACTGCTAACGTTTAGGTCAGCCTTTAGTGGATCAGCTTACCTATCATAAGGAGATAGTGAATGGCACGTAAATTTTTAACCCCGATTGATTTAACCAAAAATGAACTTCAAAATGCGGTTATTCAAAACCTAGCTGCTGATCCATCGACCCCTGTTGCTGGTCAAGTTTATTACAATACCTCTGCTAATGAAATGCGCATTTATAATGGAACCGCATTTGAAGCGATTGGTCTTAACGGCGTAACAGCTACCGCGGCTGAAATCAATATTCTTGCTGGAACTCTTGTAAGTGCTACAGAGCTTAACTATGTAGACGGAGTTACTTCGTCTATCCAGACACAGATCAATACTAAGTCTCCTTCAGCTAACCCAACTTTTACTGGAATCGTAGATGTTGCTGCTACTGGCTCAATCCGTTTTGATGGTGCTACAGCAGACGCTAATAAAACAACTTTGACAGTAGTTGATCCAACTGCTGGACGGACAATATCTCTACCAAACGCTACTGGTACAGTGGCTCTTCTAGAAAACAAGCTTCATGATTTTGCTCTTGCAACAGCAGCTGTTGATTACAACAACCAAAAGATTACAAATCTTGCAGACCCAACTAACGCACAAGATGCTGCTAACAAGCGCTACGTTGACGCAGCAGTTGTCGGTATTGATTGGAAAGCTTCAGTACGTGCAGCTACGGCTGTAGCTGGAACTCTTGCTACATCTTTTGCTAACGGTCAAGTTATTGATGGCGTAACACTTGCTACAGGTGATCGCATCCTTATTAAAGACCAGGCAACTGGATCTGAAAATGGTATCTATACAGTAAACGCAACAGGAGCTCCTACACGAGCAACTGACGCTGATACCTCAGCTGAGATTACAGCCTCCTTTGCAGTATTTGTAGAAGAAGGAACTGCAAACGCTGATTCTGGTTGGACTCTTACAAACAACGGCACAGTAACAATCGGAACAACAGCGTTAGTTTTCACACAGTTTACTGGCCTTGGTCAGATTACAGCAGGTAATGGTTTAACTAAGACAGCTAACACACTTGATGTTGGTGCAGGTTTAGGTATTATTTCTAACGTTAATGACGTTGCAATTGATACTGCAGTAGTTGTTCGTAAGTATGCAGTGGCTATTGGGGATGGCTCAGCTACTTCAATCACTGTTACTCACAATCTCAACACTCGTGACGTAACTGTTGGTGTTTACTCAGCTACCTCTACTTATGACGAAGTGATGTGCGATATTCAACACACCACAGTCAACACAGTTACTCTTCTGTTTTCAGTTGCCCCTACCGCAGGACAGTATCGCGCAGTAGTCCACGGATAACACATGAGCAGAAAAAGCCTTGTTCCGTTAAACGTACTAGCCTCAGCGACTGCTCCAACAATTCCAACCCTTGTTGCTGGTGACGTATATTTTAATACTTCTGACCTAACTCTTTATAGTTATTCAGGTTCTGCTTGGGTTGCTGCCGGAGGATCTAGCACTACAGTTTTATACGGAACTTTGGCATCTCGCCCAACTGCTGGTAGCGCGGGTCGTGTATATGTAGCAACAGATACTTACAGTTTTAATGGTAACCTTGGACATCTCTATTTAGATAACGGAACTGCTTGGGTAAAAGTAGGACTTCTTCCACAAGACATATACGATTCTATTAACGGTGGTGTTGGGTACGGTATTGGCGTTGCTCAAGCGTACACAGATACAAAAGTTGCTACTGCAATTGCTAATGAAGTACTTGACCGTAACGTAAATATTGCTAACGCTAAGAACGAAGCTGTAGGTATTTCACAGACTTACGCAGATGGCATTATGGCAACTGAGGTTACAAACCGAAACGCCGCAATTGCTACAGAAACTACCAACCGTGGTACAGCAATTACCTCTGCAATCAACACTGAAGTTACTAACCGTAACTCAGCTATTAGTACAGCTATCAGCACTGAGGTAACTAACCGCAACTCTGCTATTGCTGCCGCTTCTGTTACAGACCAGGCATACACAGATACAAAAATTGCCACAGAGGTTACAGACCGAAACGCAGCTATTGCTACTGAAACTTCAAATCGTGGCACAGCAATTTCATCAGCTATCTCTACTGAGGTTACCAACCGTACTACCGCTATTGCTGCAGAAGCTTCTTTGCGTATCAGTGGAGATGCGGCATCTCTTTCTAGCGCAAACACTTACACTGACGGAAAGTTTACAGCCCTTACTAGCTCAACAGTTCCTGAAGGCACAAACCTATATTACACACAAGAGCGTGTACAAGATGAGATCAACAACACAATTGTTGCCAGCACTGGCCTTACTGGAACATACAACGATTCTGCAGGAACCTACACACTTGCTATTGGCTCAGCAGTGGCCACACTTACAGGTACACAGACCCTTACTAATAAGACTTTAACTAACCCTTATATTAACGATACAGTGGTTGTTACAGCTACATCCACAGAAATTAATAAGTTAGCGGGGTTAACAGCTACAACTGCAGAGCTAAACAAGCTTGCTGGTGCAACAGTAACCACTACCCAGTTAAACTACGTAACAGGCGTTACATCCTCTATTCAAACACAGCTTGGTGGAAAGTCTGATACTTCTCACAGCCACTCGTATCAAACAGCAAGTAATGAACTTACTGCTTTAGCTGCACTTAGCGGTACTGGATTTGTAAAGCGCACAGGTGTTAATACTTATGCTATTGACACAAACTCTTATGCGGCCGCCACATCTCCTACACTTAACACGTCTATAGTCTCTGGAACAACCTCATTTAACCTAATTAATGCGGTTGCAACTACGGTTAACTTTGCTGGTGCTGCAACTACTTTAGGTATTGGGTCTAACGACTCAACTGCTATTACAACTCTTAATTCTCCTACAGTTAAAGGTAGCCTAACCTACGTAGACCTTTACAACACAGTAGCAACCACAGTTAGTTTTGCTGGAGCAGCTACAACTCTAACCATTGGTGGAACACCTACAGGTGCCGTAACTCACAACTACTCTGCTAACCAAACAACAAGTGGCGTAACTAAGACCGTAAATCTTGGAACAGGCGGAGCATTTGGCTCTATTACTAATATTAATGTGGGATCGTCTACAAGTGGAGCTACCGGATCTTTTGGCATAAACCTGCCTACAACCTTTAACAGTACAGTTGCTGTACCATATCCAACTGTTGGAACTCAAGCCGCTAATAAAGAATACGTAGATAACATTGCTTCTGGTCTTACTATTAAGAACCAAGTTGTCTATACAACTAGCGCCAATCTATCTTCAGTATATGTAAACGGAACCTCTGACTCTACTGGCGGTCTTGGCGTAGGGGCAACTCTTACAGCTGCGGTAAACGGAGCTCTTATCCTTGATGGGATAGGCGTTACTATTAACCAACGAGTTCTTGTAAAAGACCAGACTGATGCAAAGCAAAACGGTATCTATGTCACTACCAACCCAGGTGACGCGGTTACAAAGTGGGTTCTTACCCGTGCAACTGACTTTAACGGCAACCTTCTAGCTGGAACCATTAAGCCAGGTAACTATATCTTTGTTACCTCTGGTACCTATCTTGCTAACTCTTCTTGGATTGTCTCTAACTCTGGTACTTCTAGCGTAACTAGCGGCGCTATTAAAGTTGGAACAGACGTTATCAACCTTGCTCAATACTCAGGAGTACCACTAAATATTGCTACTCTTGGATACGTAACCATCGGTACTTGGGCAGCTACCCCAATTGCTGAGCCGTATATATCTACAGCTGTTGCTCGTACAGAAAGCCCTACGTTTACAGGTCACGTCCACGTACCTTTAATTCCTGTAGACAATGCTGATGCTACTAGCAAGAAATACGTCGATGACTTAATCTTTGCTAGCTTGCCTTACCTACCAGATATCATCCCATTAGATGACCTTCGTTATACCTTTGATGATAGAGAAAGCCGCTTTGAGCCTAGATTCCAAGGGGAAAAAGTAAACCTTTATAACCCTCTACGCTTAATGATCAACCTAAACGGCGTGGTTCAAACCCCAAGTTACCCTGAATATATGTGGCAGTCTATGTTACCATTAGATGGATTTATGCTAGATAGCGATGGGTGGATAGCCTTTTCGCAGGTTCCGCCCGCAGGATCTACTTTTGATGGTAGAGTTATGCTAGGACCTAACGTAAATACTGTTGGAAAGGCGTATCCATTCCGTGCAATGGATATCTTATTAGGAAGCTAAGTAATGATAATGGAAGAGGCTAATTAATGGCTAGAAAAATCTTGTTGGAAACGCACTATACCTTTACGCCATCCACAAAAACAGTTGTAATTCCGCGCTACATTCCTAGAGAGCGTCTGCTGCTTATTACCAACGTGACCACTAACCAGGTCATC